CCATAGAACGCCGCGAATGTCCAAAATCCCTTAATAGCTTGGCGAATGGGCTTTTCTACAGTGTCGAGCTTAAAGCACCCGAGCGTAGAATCTTTGTGCAGGTCAGCACCGGTTTCAAGGATGTCCAACATGGTCGGATCTCGATGGTAGCACGCTGCGATATAAACTTCTAGCTGAGCGTAGTCGATCTCCACAATCACGTTGTTCGGATCGCTAGGCTTAATAATCCCCCGGATCACCTTCCCGATATCGGGATCTCGGATAGGGATGTTCTGCAAGTTTGGGGAATCTGAACTTGACCGATAGGTCGTAACCTTGTGCAGATTGAAAAAAGCGTGAACTCTGCCATTGCAGAGTTCTCGCTTGAATGGGGCAAGATATGTCCCACGCAACTTTTCCAACTTCTGTGTGCGTTGGAATAGTTTTGCATATGGCGTGTTGATCTCTCGTAGATTCTCGTCGTCCAGAGACAATTTACCTGTCTCTGGATTGATAATCCCACCTGGAAACCCCATGACGTTGTACAGGATATCGGCTAGTTGCTCTCGGGAACCTAGTTTTGTCTTGGCTCCGTACCGCTTTCGCTGCTCCTCGTACTCAGGCATCGACCGCAACTCCGCTTCCATCCCTTTGATGCGATTGCCGATATCGGCAATCGCAGCGTCGAGTCGTTCTTCGCACACTGGCATCCCTATGCTTTCCATTCTGGAAAGCGCAAGGGATCCCTCGTGCATCAAGGCATAGGCTTGCGGACTTGCTGGTTTCATTAGCGTCGTCGCCCCAACCGGTCGTAGACAACGACTCTGCCAGCGGTCTTGGCGACCTTAGCAACTGGTCGGCCAACTCGGTCATAGACTTGCGAGCAAGTCCCGCCGACGCAGGTTGCGACTTTGCCTACTGGGCGGCCCAAACGATCAAAGACTGTTTGGGTGTCGCCAGCATGGGCTACGCAGGTGAACAAAGCGGTGATTACAATCGCCGCGAGAATTGTCGGTTTCCGCATCGGAATACCCTCTTTCTGGTTGTAACTACAAAACAGCACCGTAACACACCGTATGTTATCGTGCAAAGAGTCAGGCAGGGGTTACTAACGACCTGCAAGCTCTCTATTCTACGTCCGGGGGCCGCCTAAAGGCTGCCACCGTTATCGATTTTCCGGTATTTTCTTCCAGAATAGGCAGATTCCCTGCTAATTCGCAGGGAATCCATGCCGCAGGTAAATAGCCAGAACCTACACCATTCGAGATGGCATAAGCCATCTCGATAGGGTTGCTGACCTCGGCGATACCTTCTTGCATATCCGACAAGTATCCGTACCACTCGCCAGTGATCAGCCTATTCGGATCTGTCCCGAACAGACTTATCGGCAGTGTTTGAATAGCGTCCCCTTCTGCATTTTCGCACGCCGAGACAAATATATCGTGTCCAGGCTTGTCTCTCTTCATGAGCCAATCGCTGAAGCTGTCGTAAGAAACTATCTTCGTAACTTGGTACTTATCCGACAGGAGATCCACAAGGTTAGGGGTGACAATTCCCAACCAGCGTTCGATGTGTACGACCACTTGTGGGCGTACTTTTTGGGCATCCCCACGCCTCTGCATTTCGCGTAGGAGCCTGTCGTGTGCCGCAAGTATCTTCTTGGCGTGCTTGTACAGCACCTCGCCGTCAGGCGTAGGCTTGCGGCACGAGTCGAGCAACTTGACTCGCAGTATGGCCTCCAGCTTACGGTTGCTGTTAGGGATAATCGCCGTGTTGCTTATCTTGAGCTTTTTGCTGGCGGCTTGGGCACTGCCTAGCTCCACGCATAGAACGAACCAGCGAAGGGCTTCGAGCTTTGGTTCGACTACTTGGTCGATAGGATAGCGACGTGAGGAACTAGTCATTGGGCCAACATGAGATTAGGCTAGGTCTGCCGACTTTGGTACAACCGGCCACGGCGATGTAGGCCGGTTTGTCTTGCATGAATTCTGCTTCGCGGAGCGCGACGTAATTGTAGCGGCAGATATTCTGCCGCCTCTCGGATTCGGTCATATTCAAGCCGATCATCGCGGTGACGTGTGCCACCTTGGTCTTGGAATCCGAAAAGTTTTTCTTTGTCAAAAGCCATGCCGAATAGCCCTCGGTATCTGACTGCGATGCAGTCAGAACCAAGCATCGCATACGAGTAGACAAGGCTCGGAGTTCTCGCCATGTCTCATCGATCTGCTCTCGCTTCTCCTTGAGCCCGGGCGGTGCGCCAAGGATGTCTGCGTAGTCGATGACGATGACCTCGGGAACCCAACCTTCGTCAGCCCACCGGCTGACTTGGTTGGAAATATCCTTGGCAGTGATCGTACCGGCAGGGTGTGTGAGCAATCTAAATCGTTTCGGATCTGCTCCCGCCGACGAGGAAAACGCTTTGATCGCATCTTCCTTTGTGATCGGAGGAGCCGATTTCGGCTCCCTTACGATCTTCGGCTCTTTGTTTTCGTAGGCCAGTTCCTTAGGAATCATAAAGCGACCGCCCTTCAGCGGTCGCCTGCAAAGCCTTGGAAGCAGGCGTAAGATGACCTGATCTTGGCTCATGTCCCCGCAGGAGAAGAACGCCGTTCTTCTCCCTTGGTCTACGGCCCTCGATGTCAAGTCCATCAAGACTGTAGTTTTACCAGTCTTTTCTGGAGCTAATAGAGATACAAACGAGTCAGTAGACATGACATCGCCAAAGAATTCGCCGAGCGCGCCGGAAAATTCGATTAGTGGCTTCTTGGAGGATTGCTCAAAAGCACGTTCAACTATCGATAGGTCGGCCAGTGGGAATACTCCTGATTCCTCTTGGCCGATCTTCGGTCGCTTCCATTGGGACTGGATGTTCAGAGCATCTTCAACCTTGCCGGTTTCGGCAAGGTTGGTAATTGCATTACCGAGTCGCTTGAGACTATTACGCTGGACGATATTGCGGATTAGGTCGATGGCGTAGTCGGGGGCCATGTCCGACGTTGCAGGCAGACTGGCTAGCCAGTCTGCCATCGTATCCACAACGGTCGAGTCTGCAATGTCTTTCCAAGTATCGAACTTGGCAGTGATGCCTCCGATCCCTGGGGCATCCCCATACTTGCCGTAGTGGTCAACGCACCATCGAGCAAGTATGTTGGCATACTTGCTCGCGAAGGCTTCGTTATCCCAAGCGGCGGAAACCGCCGCGAGGACTTCGGGAGAATGGACGAGGGCGCAGACTGCGTGCCGTTCGTCGCTGCCATCATGTCGGATTACCTTCATATTGTCCTCAAAACTATGGATGTGTCCGAAGGTTTAATGCCACTTTGGTATCCCCCGGGCTCAAAGATGACCTCTGACCCATAAAAGATTACTTGTGTGGGAGGCTCTATGATGCTAACGCCCTGCAAAGACCTATGTCCGCGCAGGCCAGCACAAGTCCAGTAATATACTACGAGTACCATGTCTGATTACCTTCATTATCGAGTTTCTCGGGTATCGAGTTCTTGGCAGATGTCCAAGGCAAGAAGAACTGCCAGGGCGTAGCAAAAGAGCAGACCAAGGCCCCCGCCTAGAGGCATTCCTCTGATTATGCGGTCGATGCCTTCGTTAATGAAGATAGCCAGTCCGACTATGCTCGCCGCCTTAATCCACCAAAACCATCTTACAGATTCGATGCAGTGGAGCATGAGGAGCGTGTATGCAACAACGGATAGTGACAGTTCGTACATTATGATTGTGTCTTTCTGAGTTTAATGTCTACGAGTTCGTTGATTTTGATCCCATCCTCGGTGATTTCGATCAAGCACCCATTGGGGTGCTTGATTCGATGGCCTGCTTCCACGCTAACCGGCTCGGGAAGCGGTTGCCAGACAAAAGAGCAGGTGAACGACAGTTCACCTGCTTTCGCCTTGTCCACGAACTTGCGGAAGCGCGTGGTATCAGCGTTTGCGTACATCGCACCGATCTCCAAGGGGTCGCATATCTTGATTGCAAGAGTCTCGGGCTGTTTCTTTGGAGGAGGCGGAGACACGGGCTGCTGCGTAACATTTTCTGGCCGTTTTGGCGGAGGGCCGTTGTAGCTCATTGATCTAACCCCGCAAATTTCCTAAGTTCTTGAACCTCCTCTCGACTTGCCGACCCTGGGTCGTCTGCGTCGAGAGTCACTTGCAGTGTCTCCCCTGGAAACACTGCCAAGTCGCTAGCAAGCCGCGCAGCGACTTGCTGCGCGTCCCGCGAGTTGTCGAAGCAGATTACCCTACGAGGGTATCCTGCCATCAATTGAACCTGCTTCTGTGTGTATGCTAAGCCGAAGGTGCATACAGCACCGTCCCCGATATTCGCCATGTCGAAGAACCCTTCTACCACAATGATCGTATTGGTACAAGTCTCTGCGCCAAAAAGTATATCTTTTTCAGACATACTTTTCTGGCTATCGGAAGCGGTTTTATACCGCTGTCCGTCTACGGCTTCTCGGAATCGGATCGTCCAAGAGACGGGTTCCCAGTTAAACGTAATCGGAATGAAAATTCCCTTGGGCACTCCCGAAAAGGGGCCGATGGATCTAAGTTTATATCGCTCTACACTTCCATCAGCGTCCAATCCCCGGTCATGCAGATACGCTCGATCTCGTTGACTAAGGGCAACAAGGCCCGAGACGGGTGTGTACTTTCCATACCGGGCAACGCTTTCGCTACGATCTGGTGTAGCGAAAGCTCGGATTTGCTTGAGTTCATCGAGGTTTTCCCTGGTAAGTAGACGGAGTGCGTAAAGAACGTCTTTCTTTCCGCACTTGTAGCAGTTGGCGCGAGAGAAGTCGTTCTTGATCCCCAAGTGGTTCTTATGTCCGTGGCAAAACGGGCACTTGGTATTTGTCCAGCCCAGACGATAGTGAGGGTCGTCTGGGCCTGCGACCGATATGTTATGCCTTTGAAGCAGATCCGTTGGTGTCATTATATTCGTTCATCAATCGGACGAAAGGTAGTGATTCACCTTGGCTCTTAGCAATTCCATGCAGGAATTGTTGGAACTTCGGATGGTTGACCTCGAACTTGCGGAACTTCTGCGAGAAGGATCCGCAGATTCGCTCGAACCATAGAAATGCAAACTCGCTTGATGGAGGCAAGTGAGTCACTAGCGTCTCGGCTACTCCGGTCTTTTGTTTCAGATATAATACAAAAGCGTCGTATGTATCCATACAATGCTGGATGTACTGAGGTTCGATTGTGTTCTCCAAACGGCCAAGGACTGCCTTGGCCGTCTCGGAGATCGGATAGTCATCCAAGGCATTCTTCTGCTGCGAAAGCAGTTCTTTGTACTTGTGCCGTAGTAGCGAACTGGGAATGTTCTTGACTGACTCAGGCTGTTTCCTCAGCCACGTCAGCATCTTGTCGATGTCGGCATAGCTATAGGTCTTGAGCAGTTCGTTGAAGTCCTTCAACGAACTGTACTGGCCCCCGCTGACCTTGATATGCTTCCGGCGAAGCCGGACAGCAGGAGATTCGGTTTTTGGTTGATCTGGTTCAGGTGGTAGCAGTGGCATCTATTTTATCCTTGCGTTCAATCGCGTGTTGATCGGTGTACTTGTCGGGGTATCGTTTTTGGAGTTTATCGATGTTTTGGGCTAGGATGAAATGTCGCGACACCCCAAGTTCTTGCCGCATCATTTCCAGATAGAATTCCAAGTCGCCAAGCTCCTCAATGACATTGGCGATGTCGAGTTCTTTTTCATAGATAGCGGTCTTTTTGATCGCATCCAAAAGCTCTCCCGCCTCGCCAGAGATCCCAAGAACAGCGTGGAGCATCCCAACAATTTGTCTGGGTCTGCGTTGCAGATTATCTGCGATTGCTGTGGGGTCTTTGACTCTTGTTTTGACGAACTCTGCGTATCCTACCGTATCTAAGATGCTATCCATTTTGAGTTTCTAGCTGTTTGAGTTTCGGTTGTAGTTGTTCCATCGAGGCTCGCAGCTTCCTGCGATCCTCAATCTCTTGTTTCCTAGCTTTCTTGAGCCGTTGTACCGGTACAAAGAGCTTTTGGCCATCGGCCAATGCTCTTTCCAGAATGACAGTCATCAGATCTTCGACTGTGCAATCCAACTGGATTGCAAGCGTTTTAATCCCAACAACCAATCGCTCGGGCAATCGGTTGACTGTCAAGGCTTTAACTTTTGGCTTTGTCAGGTCGTACTTTGCCACTTAATAGTCCTCCTGTCTTGGATAAGAGTAGATCTAATACGGGCATCGTCGCGGCTTGTCGGCCATCGATGATGCTATTTGCGACTTGCTGTTTAGTCTGGATTGCTTGGCAGATACGTTCTTCGACCGTCTCCGGGACGACCAAATAATAGATATCGCAATCCTCTTTCTGGCCGATGCGGTGGACGCGATCTGCGCCTTGAGCCATCACTGCTGGTGTCCACCACATCTCAGCGTTGGCAATAGTGCTTGCCGCTGTTAGCGTCAAGCCTACCCCCGCCGCCTTAATGTTGGCTACCATCAGTTTACATTGCGGATCGGTCTGAAACCGATCTACGATGCCCTGACGTTTTTTAGTCGGAGTCGAACCGTCGATGACGACGACATTCTTCTCCGGCAAGATTCTACGCTTGAGAACATCGACCATCTGCGTGTGAACCGCAAAAAGAATCAACTTTTCCTTAGGGTTGTCACGAAAGAACTTTCGTGACCAATCCACCACAGCGCGTGCTTTTAGCCTACTGGTTAGCCTGAGTAGGACTCCGAGCCGTGTGACAGCTTCGGCTTTCTGTGCAGAACTAACACTGCCATACTTGGTATTTTGGGCTAGCCAACCAAGGAAATCTTCCTCGGCGGCATCGAGTTCGCTTCTGTCATCTAGTTGTAACGGGATGACGATCATCTTCTTCTCTGGGAGATCTAAAACCTCGGCCTTGAGTCGCCGAAGCATGAAAGGTTTGATCTTCTCATGCAGTTCTTCGAGGTTCTTGGCTCCCTTGTATTCCCAGCCCCAATGCGTCTTTCGCGGATCACAGTAGCGAGTAGCATAAGCCTGCCAGCTTGGGAATAGCTCAGGTCGGATGATGTTCAAGATAGGCCAGAAGTCGGCTGGTCTATTCATAACCGGAGTGCCGGACATCCCGATCACCTTAGTCGTCATTCGGCTAAGATACTTAGCCGCCTTGGTTCGATTGCTGGTTCGGTTGCTAAGGTTATGTACTTCATCAAAGGCGATACACTTCCACTGGTAGCGGCCCAGTAAGGGCCGCTGGTCGTAGAGGATATCGTAGTTGACGATGACAGCAGGCGGCAGAGTCTCGGGCAAAGTCGCAAGCGACTTGCCCTCGATGACATGCGCCTCAACCCCTGCCCACATCTTGAGTTCTCGTTGCCAGTTTCCCTTGAGGGAAGCTGGACAGACGATAAGCAACGGCCAAAGACCTTGGCGGGACGCCAAGGTCGAAACCTGCGCAGTCTTACCGAGTCCCTGCTCGTCGGCTAGGAGAATGCCGCCATGAACGGCATTCATGAACTCTACGCCCTCTTCCTGATAAGGAAAGAGGGTGTGCTTGGGGCTATTGGTCATCCTGAATCTCCACGCCGAAGGGAGTGCCGTCATCGAAAACGCGACCCTGAAACGCCTGCTCCCACGTTGCAGTCAGCAAACCGTTTTCGCCATATCCAATCGGAGGGAAAGTTGTGTCGCAAGGCTCAATTGGGTCTTTCCATCTCCACCAGCGATTGCGATGCGGTTCGTACTCAGCTTTATTAGCAAACTGTCGGTACTTTTTATGAGTCTCGATCTTGCGGATGATGGGACGCTTGTAAGTCGTGCGAATCTCCGCTAATGCAGGCAGGTTGCGGGTCGGCTCAATATACCACTCGCCGGACTCAGCATGTCGTATCGCCAGTAACTCCCACCCATCCGGTATGCCGGGAACACCTCGAAAACCTTGGTTACTCATCTTTCACCTCCTCTAGTGCCGACAGCACCTCAGATATAATCCAACCCGCAATCTCGACCACTGCACAAACTACGAGTCCACAAAACACGGCAATCAGGAATTCGACGATCATCCTCGCACCCCTTGAGCCTTCCCAGCTTTTTTAAGTGTGAGTATCTCTTCGCGAAGCACCGGTACTTCTTTAGGAGCCTCAATTTTGAGGCGAATTCGATTCCCGCGACCGATAGATAGCACAGTGATTTTGATGTCGTTTCCGATGAGTACCGATTCGTTCGGATATCGGAGTATTGATAGCCCTGCCATAGCCAATTTCCATAATTTCGTAGTGTTGGGGTTTAGTTGATGTGCATCCTGTTGCGACAAGCAACAGGATTGCTAGATATCGAGTAATTA